ATATATATATATTCTAAGTTATATACTTAAACCTAATGTTAGTTCTAAGTGTTTAGTGCTAATACTAAGCACTAGCACTAAGTGCTAAGTGTTAGTGTTAAGTATTATATATATATACTCTAAGTGTTATGAATATACTTTACTCTTAGTTTACTATCTAGTGTTAAACACTAGTGTTAGTGCTAGTGTTATTAACATGCTTTTAGTAGTTAGTCTAGGGACTAAAGTCCCTAACGTTAGTGCTTAGAGGTTAGTTCTAATACTAATGTTGTGATGCTAGTCACAAAACCCTATTTTAGGTACTTACTCAAATCCAAACTTATTAGTAGAGGGGTAAAAACTTAGAACCTAGTGTTAAGCATTAAGTTCTAATACTAAAACTAAAACTAAATATAAATAAATAATTATTGTTAACATTAAACACTAAGAATTAAAGTTAGAATATAATATATTATATATTCTTTTCTTTGTTACTTTCTTTTAAAGTCCGGCTTTAGGTTGTTCGCAAGCGAAACAGACACCTTCGGTGTCAGTTTCTAAGCTCACAACCCTTTTTCTCCTTAGGAATTTTTGAGTGCGCGATAGCGCGCGAGATGTGTATGCTTCGGCTTCGCCGCACATAATTCATCTGCGCGAACCTATATGTTTTTAATTATTGTTTTTATTCTTTTTTCTTTCGCTATCTTTTTTCTTTCGTGATTGTACGGTTCCGCTTCGCGGGTGCGTGAACCATATTCGCGAACCTTTATGGTGTTAGAAAATTGGTTTTAATGATTCTTGCGTTCGGGTTAAATAATATGCTCCCATTGCCTGTGTGGTATGGGTTGTTCGATCACACTGCTGCTAGAGCGTGTGGACTTTACCGGGCGCATAAGATGGCCCGTAGGGGGGTTGATTGAGACTCGCAACCGTGGTGTGGGGTTGCGCGGGGGAACGGCTTATTCCTTTCCCTGTTTTCTCGGTTCTCTCCAGCCGCTTAGCGTGCTTATTCTTGCTGGGGCGCGCAATGTCAGGGGCGGCTGTCAGCAACGCTGCTGGCCCTCCTACGGGACTCAAATGACAGGAGCGTGTGTTTATGCCTTGGGAGACTAGTAATCGCCGTGAGCGGCTTCCTGCTGACTGGCAGGCCCGCCGTAAACGAGTCTTAGAACGCTGTGGGTATCGTTGCGAGTGGATGATAACTCGTGAGGAGCGTTGCCCTGAGAAGGCTACGGATGTGGATCATATTAAGCCGGGGGACGATCATTCGTTCCGCAACCTACGCGGTCTATGCAGTAAGCATCATGCGCGGAAGAGTTCTAGTGAAGGCTGGTGGGCGCGTAAGCGTCTAATTGAAGAGAGTAAACAGAAGTTTCGTAAGCAGGAGACGCATCCTGCATATTTAAACGCTGATGGTACCGTGAGAGGGGGGATGTTGAATGTCGAAAATTCCGATGCGAACAAGTCAGCTCGTAGACGACAGGCCGAGCCGCGTAGACCGAGCGTCTCATGGCGTAGCCCGACCGACCAAAACACACCTCCCCCGCAAACAGTGGCACAAGGCCGTTAAAGACTTGTTCAACTCGTTCGCTGAGAGCGGGCAGGTTGACTTCTGGCAAGAATCAGACTGGGCAATCGCCTACCTAGTATGCGACGACCTAAGCGACTACAAGAAGCAACACGAAGAACACATACGGTCCCGTAAGCTGCAAGAAGCGTGGATACGAGATGCGTCATGGTTGAAGCCTGAGGAGAGGCGGGAGCAGGGGTTGCCGATGGTTGAGCCTCCTGTGACTCGTGACGTGGGGGCTATGAAGCTTCAGTTGGCTCATGATATTTTGGCGCGGTTGTTGGTGTCTGAGGCTGATCGTAGGCGTGTTCATATTGAGTTGGATTCTGAAGTTGACAATGGTGAAGAGTTTGATGCTAAGATTAGAGTGTTGGACGATTACAGGAAGCGTTTGGCGACTGGCTGAAACTTCATTGTTGACTTTTTTGAGAGGGGTTGCGTATTGTGGCTGTAACTGTTTATACTATTCCTAATTGCACTGGTTGTACTGCGACTAAGCGTTGGTTGGATAAGCGTGGTGTTGGGTATGAGACTGTTGACTTGAGTGAGGACGCTGCGTCCCGCGAGCGCTTGACTGGTTTGGGTTTTACTTCGGCTCCTGTGGTTGAGGTTGATGAGCCTGCTGGTCAGGAGCGTTGGTCTGGTTTCCGCCCGGATTTGCTTAAAGTGTTCTTTAAGTAGTATGCTGGTGGTTGTTGGCTCACATGATGGAATTGGTAGACATGGCAGATTCAAAATCTGCTGGCCTTGTGGCTGTGAGGGTTCGAGTCCCTCTGTGAGTACAGGGTGTTCCCCGCCCGGGTTTAGGGGGCACTGCCAGCCTACCTCCCGTTGCTTTTTGGTGGCGGGGGAGCGGGCTGGGTTTTAAGTGTGGTGAACGCGCCCCGTTGGGGGTGGCTGTTGCCAAGTCCTCCACTTCAGTCCATGAAGGGGTGTTGTGGGGAAGGGCGGCACGTGTTGTTTCATGTGTGTGGTTGGTGTCGCCGTTTTGTGGGGGCTGCGCCTTTCAGGGTGTGGCTGGTGTGATAATTTAATATTGGCTAGGGCCTGCACTTTCCTGATGGTAAGGGATAGTGAGGTGGCCTCTAGCAAGGAGATAGCAAACACTCTCTGCGAGAACGCCCTATGTGGTTGGTGTTTAGGGATGGAACTAAATTAGTGGGTTTCGTCTGGTTTGGATTCTCGCACGCGGTAGCGCGGTATACTAGAATGGTGTGCCGCGTTACCGTTTCTTTTAACCTGTTTTAACCATGTTTTAATTGCTCTTTACGTTTGGGGGGTGTCTGTGGGGGAGGGGAAAACAATACAACAGCTCATGGACGCTGACGACAATGAGCTATCAGATGAAGAACTTAAAGTCAAGTATGCGCCTGTCCATTACGGACCCGTGTGGGAACGTGATGAGGACGGGCGCTTCGTCTTGCCTGAGCATACTTTGGGCTGGCGTATTGCAGAATGGTGCACGTGGTATTTGAATCCTATCGCTCCCGATCAGGAAGCGTTCACGTTCACTTTGGAGCAGTTGCGGTTCGTGTTGTGGTGGTATGCGATTGATGAGAATGGTAAGTTTTTGTATCCGTCGCGTGGCATGTTGCAGCGGATTAAGGGTTGGGGTAAAGACCCGCTATTGGCCGTGTTGTGTTTGGTTGAGGCGTTTGGGCCTAGCGTGTTTAATGGTTGGGATAAGAACGGTGAGCCTTTAGCTATTCGTCGCCGTAACGCTCGTGTCCAGCTAGCGGCTGTTGAGTACAGTCAGACTGACAACACGTTCGAGATGATTCGGCTTCTTGTGAGTGAGGAGTTGATGCGTGATTGTGGGCTTGAGGTTATGATGAATGACGTTTGGGGGTTCCTCAGGACGTGTCGTATTCAGCGTATTTCTAGTGCTCCGCGCGGTAAGGAAGGCAACCGTCCTACGTTCCTCTTGTATAATGAGACGCAACACTGGCTGCCTTCTAATGGTGGTGAGCGGTTGAAAACGGTTCTTGGTGGTAACTTGTCTAAGACTCGTGGCCGATATCTTGCGATTACTAACGCTTATAGTCCGGGTGAGAATAGCGTGGCTGAAGCGGATCACGCTGCTGCTATGGACGCGATTGAGGGCCGCGCTAAGGCTAACAGCATCTTGTATGATAGTCTTGAGGCTCCCGCGCACGCTCCCGTGAACGAGCGAGTGTTCCATGTCGTGTATGACATGGTGCGTGGCGATAGCGTGTGGTGCGATTGGGAGTCTGCTTGGAATGAGGTTTGTGATCCTTCTCGTAGCGTGAGCGAGTCGCGGCGCATGTTCTACAATCAAGTGTGGATGGCTGAAGGCCGGTTGTATTCTCCTGACGATTGGAAACGTATTGAAGCTAAGGGAGACTTGGAGCCGGGCGACACGATCTGTCTAGGGTTTGATGGTGGTAAGAGTGATGACGCTACCGCTTTGATGGCTATTCGCGTGTCTGACGGCCTATCGGTCCCCTTACTGTTGGAGGAGCGGCCTGCTGACTGGGAGGGCCACTGGGAAGTTAACCGTGAAGTGGTTGAGTCTGCTGTTCACAGGGCTTTTCGTGATTATAATGTGGTCGCGTTTTATGCTGACGTTGCCTTGTGGGAATCGTATATTCATGAGTGGGGTTTGGCGTATGGGCCGTCGATGGTGGTTCATGCTCCTAACGGGCCTATTGCTTTTGATATGCGTGGTTCTCAGCGTCGTGTGGTGAAGTTGCATGAACAGTTTATGTCTGCGATTTTGAATGGCCGCCTGCTGGCTGGGGGTTCTCGCGCGTCTCAGGCTTCGTTGCGTCGTCATTTTATGAATGTTGCGCGTAAGGACACGTCGTATGGCGTGTCGTTTACTAAGGATAATCGTGACCATAAGTTGAAGGTTGACTTGTATGCGGCTTGGATGCTCGCGTATGGGGCGTTGATGGATTACCGTGAGGAAGAGTCGTTCAGGGCGGCTAAGGTTGAGCCTGTTCGTGGCGGTTTCTTCCGTGGCTAGATTCGCTAGGAGTGTGATGGTTTTTGTTTAGTGTTTATGATTCTATGACGGCTGGCGAACTAGCTGAGGAATGTTATTCGATTATTACCCGTGACCGCACGGAAGTGTTGGATAAGGTTGATCGTTATTTGCATGGTAAGTTTGATGATCCTTATTCGGCTAAGAACATGGAGCCGGAACATCAGTCTTTGATGCGTAAGGCGAAACAGCCGTGGTGTGCTATCCCAGTGAAGGCCGCTAATCAAGCGTTACAGGTTGACGGTTTCCGTCCCGGTGATGCTGAGGGTACGGCTGAGTCGTTGACGGATATTCCTGAGTGGGATTTCTGGCAGCGTTGCGGGTTGGATGCTAAGCAGGGGATTGTTCATAGTGCGGCTATCGCTTATGGTCATTCTTTCGTTGTTGCGTCTAACGGGCCTGACGGTAGCGCTGTGGCTCAGATTCTTAACCCTTTGAATACTACCGCGTTGTATGATGATCCCGTTTCGGACGATAATCCAGTGTTTGTGTTGACGGTTATTCGCCCCGAGAAGGAGACTCCGAAGGGCCAGAAGATTGCTGGATGGGCTGTCGGCTGGGATCGTTATAACCGTTATGAGTTTTCGATGGAGTCTGGCGATTTTCGTCACGTGTCTAGTGTTCCGCATGGTGGTAATGGGTTGTGTCCGGTTACGCGGTTTGTGTCTGATATGGATGCTACTGGGCGGGCTATGGGCGCTGTGGAGCCTATTATCCCGTGGCAGGATTCGTTCAACCAAGCGTTGTTTAACATGTTGTTGGATCAGACGTTTAACGCTCAGCGCGTGTTGTGGGCTACTGGTGTTACCCCGCCTTATCAGAAGGATGCTGAGGGTAACGTGTTGACGGATAAGCAGGGTGAACCTTTGTATGCTCCGTTTAAGATTAACGCGGGTGACATTATTGGCGACATGAACCCTGACGCTAAGTTCGGCCAGTTGACTGGTTCTGACCAGTCTGGTTTCGTGCATACGCTGGACATGCTGATTAAGGACTTTGGCGCGTTGTCTCAGACCCCGCCTGATTTCTTCCTTGGTCAGATGGCTAACCTTTCGGCTGAAGCGTTGGAGGCTTCTGAGCGAACGTTCCGTCGCCGCGTGGACTTGTATGCTCGTAACTTTGGTGAGGCTTGGGAGCGAGTGATTCGTATTGCCATGTTGTTGGAGGGCCGTGAGCCGCGTGACGGCTGGGAGCGTAACGAGATACTGTGGCGTGACTTGGATCGCCGCGCATTGTCTAAGGTTGCTGATGGCCTTGCGAAGATTGCGGTTGACTTGGATGTTCCTAAGCGCGCGTTGTGGACGTTGATTCCGGGCGTGTCTCCTACTCAGTTGGATCAGTGGTATGAGATGTATAAGGAAGAGCGGGAGGATGATCTGTTGAATGGCGCGCTTAGGTCGTATAATGAGTTTTTCACTAACAATGGTTCTTCTAGCGGTGGGGAGTTGGATTCTCCTTCCACTGTTGCTCCTAGCGGTTCTGCTGAGAGCGAGCTTTGATGGGGGACCGGAATATTGATGCTTTGAATAAAGCGTTTGGCGACGCGGTTGCCCGTCTGTCTGGTGAGGTTTCCGCACAGGCCGCCGCCGCGTGGGATAGCGCGAAAGATAAACGTGTCCTAGCAGGCCGCTTGTTGTCTACGGGTAGTAACGTGTGGTCGCGTGGTGCCGAGCTTGCTATGGCTTATTTTCGCCTTCGTATGGCTTTAGAGTTTGGCTATACGGTTCCTAGCGTTTTCGTCGCTCCTAGCAACCAGCCGAAGTGGTATCAGTTGGGTGATCTTGTGGCAGAGTTTGAGTCTGTGGCTAGGGTTCCGGCTGGCGTTACTATCGTCGGGGCTAGGCGTATTGGCGTTAGCCTACTGAAGGCCGGGGCGGTGTCGTTGCGTGATAAGCGTGCTAGGGATGTGCAGTTGATTACTGACCGTTTTGAGGATTCTCTAGCTTCTGTTGAGGCTGGTGACGAGGATAAGGTGCGTAGCTTGTTTGCTGGGACGATGGAGCATCTTGCGGCTGCTGGCTATAGGCAGTTGATTACGGATGTTGTTCCGCGTTCTGGCCGGTATTCTGGTTGGGCGCGCGTGTCCCGCACGGGCAAGCCTTGTGCGTGGTGTGCAATGTTGATTTCTCGTGGGCCTGTTTATCATAATGAGGCTACCGCTACAACAAGGCGTTCGCGTGGTATCGGTAAAGGTGGTGCCACGTTGAGCGAGGCTGACAATGGGCACCCCCACTGTCAGTGTTATGTCGTTCCAGTTAAGTCACGTGCAGAGTGGCTTGTTGGGGATTTGTTTAGTCAGGGTAGGCAGTTTCAGTCCGAGTGGATTACTGGCATGAGCTTGAAAGAGTGGCGTAAACAGTACTACCAGACTCGCGCTAAACAATGGAGGGACAAGCTCGCATAGCCGGGGTTGTTTCTCGTTTCTTTTTTGGTCAGGCAGCCGGGAGTTGCCGGTGGCCCCCGGGTGGGGAAAATTGTTAAGGAGAGTGCTCGTATGCATGAAGAAAATCAAGTAGAATCTACAGAGGCCGCTAAGGATACACAGCCCACAGAAAACGCTACTGAAGCGCCTGTGGAGGCTGCGGATCAGGGAAAGGATGCTGAAGGCCAGGAGCCTCAGCATAGTATCCTAGACGGGGCTTCTGAAGAGATTGTCAACCTTGTTAAGGGATTGCGTGAAGAGAACGCGCGTCACCGTCAGAGCAACAAGCGGCTCCGCGAGGAGCTTGCTGAGGCCGCTTCGTCTGAGGACTTGGAGGCTATGAAGGCCCGTATCGCTGAGTATGAGGCTCGTGAGGAGTTGCGTGCGGCTCAACGTGAAGCACAGTCTTTGTTCCCGTCTGTGCCTATGGAGGTCGTTGAGTCGTTGTCCGGCGTGACTGTTGAAGAGTTGAAGTCTCAGCTTGCGGCTATCGCTAAGATCGCGGGCGCGGCTAATAGTGGTGTTCGCGCTTCGGGCGGGGGGCTTGCCCCGGCTGAGGACGTGGCTGACGAGGTTGATGTTGACGCGATTTTGGAGAGCATGTCTCGCCGACGCTGGTAAACCGTTTTGCCCGCGTCTGTTTGGTTCAAGTTTAATGTTTTGGAGGTAAACTTTTATGCCTATTACAGAAAATGAATTTGTAAAGTTTAGTAAGAAGGCCGCTGACCTGTCTGTTCGCCTTATGGAACGCGAAATGGTCACGTCGAAGGCGTTCACTCGTATCGGCTTTGATGACTTCAAGGGTTCAGTGAATGACACTGCTAACATTGTTGTTCCCGGTATCCTGCCCGCACACGAGTATGCTTTCCGTAACAACCGTGCGGCTGAACTGGAAATCGACACCTACCGCGAAACGAAGATTCCCGTCACTCTGGGCACTCACGTCTACTCGCGTGTCCAGCTGACTGACGAGCAGTTCGAGTTTGACTTGACTAGTCCCGGCTGGCAGTCCCTGTTGCAGACTCAGATGACTGGTATCGCTAACTATCTTGATGCTAAGTGCGCGGCACAGTTGTCTGCTGGCGAATATGCTGTCACTCTTGGAATTAAGAATCCTAACGATATTCTGCGTTCTATCGCTATGGCGCGCCACGTCTTGAACAAGACTCGCGCCCCGATGAAGAACCGTATCCTTCTGGTCGGCACTGACTTTGATGCTGCGTTGCAGATGGATGAGACTTTCAACCGTTCTACTGGTATTGGTGAGAATGGTGCTTCGAACGCTATCCGTGAAGCGACCATTGGTCGTATTAAGGGCTTTGATGTTGTTGTTTCTCAGGACATTAAGCCCGGTGAGGCTTACGCCTTGTCGGATGGCGCGTTTGTTATGGCTCAGGCCGCTCCCCGTCGCCCTGATGACGTGGGTGCTGCTGGCACTGCCGCGTTGGATGGTTTCGCGCTTCGCTGGATGCGCCAGTACAACCCGTCCCGCCTGTACGATGAGAGCGTTGTTGACGCTTGGGCTGGTTGGACTCAGGTTAAGGATCCTGTTTACTTCGAGAAGAACGGCGTGTGGACTCAGTCTGCTGACAAGTACGCTATCCGCGCTGTTAAGCTCACGATGGGCGATACTGCTGCTGACTCGTTCTTCGCAACTGGTACTGATAAGGATGCTGTTGCTACAGGCTTGGGCTTGAAGGCACGTCCTAAGAGCCTGGTTGAGAAGGCTAACGTCTGACGGTAGTGGTGTTTGACATTGTAGGAAGGGAGGCTGGGTTTGGCTTCTTTTAATGAAACTAGTTTGGTTACGTTGGAGGACTTGGAGGCGCGGTCTCCCTTCCCACTGTCTAGCCGGGACCGGGAGGTTGCTAAGGCTGCGATTGTTGATGCGTCTAACCTAGTGAGGCATGAGGGGAATCCTAATTGGAATCCTATGAATGTGCCGCCTGTCGTTAAGACTGTGGTCCGTAACAGCGTGTCCCGTTTCATGAACCTTATCGACGGGGTGACTGTTAGCCGCGCGGGGGATGAGACTGAGCATTATACGGATTTGCAGGAAAAGACTGGTACGGTGTTTTTGACTGAGGACGAGAAGGAGACTGTGCGCCGGTGTGCGGGGCGCGGTCGTTCTTCTATGTTCGCGGTGTCTACGTTCTTGTACACGCCGCCTAACACGTCTGACCAGACTACTACGCCTAGTGTTACGGTTAGTCCGGTTCCTTCTGTGGCTCCGGCTACGGCGATAGCTTCCGCGTTCTTTGAAGAACGGATGTGATGTGTTATGGCTGTTGGACGTAAAAGGCGCGGGAGGCTTGACGGGTTGATTCCGTTTCAGATGGGTTTCTTGTATCCAAGGTTTATTGTTACGGATTCGCGGGGCAATCGTGTTGTTGTCCCGCAAGACGCTACTATCCCGATGGGTGGCAAGACTTATAAGACTGATGGGGCGCTGGCGGTGCGCATGAGCTACCAGTCTTTGGCTACTTCTAGGGGCGAGATTCCCGGCCAGTTGACTAATGAGGAAGTCAAGTTCTACGTGTCCCCCATAGCTGAGGACGGTAGAGTGTTGGCTGACTTGATGCGGCGTTATACGGGGCATGAGACTGGGCAGGATGTTCCTGTTGGGCCTTGGACTCAGATCAGCTTCGATGGCCGCATGTGGGATATTAGTGCTCCGCCTGTGTTTAAGCGTGGCACTAGGCGCACGTCTCATTGGGAGATGACGGCTCACCCGTCTCATGGTGGCGATATTGCGCGCGTCCGTGACGCTGTTGTGCAAGAGCCTGTTGAGGTTGATAACCATGCGCCTAGCGGGGCTGATGAGGACTGGGATCACCTGTAGCGAGAGGGGTTGGTGCTTGTGGCTGGAATGTTGATGACACCTAAGCGGTTGAATAAGGTTGTTTCTCACATGCCTATTGTGAAGGCTGCGATTAAGGATGAGACGGTTAAGCGCGCTCAGGTCGCTGAAGGCGTGCTGAAAGCGCATGAGCGTGAGGGGCATAGCCGTATCGTGGTCATGTTTGGTTCTACTGACGGCTATTTTGGTTTGTCTGATGAGCGTGGCCGTCATGCTGCTGCTGCTATCGAGTATGGGTATCCGGCTGGATACAGGTATCGTGTTGATAAGAAAACTGGCAGGCTGATTAGGCAGTGGTTTAACGCGCGTCGCCCTGTGGGGGCGTTGCGTGCGGGTATTGAGTATCGGGGGTGATCGTGTCTGGATGAGAATTTTAAACGTCTAGCGGGCCGAAGGCTGTTGGCTGAGGATATTATTCCCGGTATTCTCAGGAAGGTGTTGCCGGGTTATGTTCGCGTGTTGTCTCGCGTGGAGGAGAACCCTCAGTTCCCTTTCATATTGGTGTCTAGCGCGCGTGTGAGTGAGGGCCAGTCGCCTACATCTGACCAGTCGGATATTCTGAGTTTTAATATTCACTCGTTTTGTCGGGGTATTGACGCGGATATTGACGCTGCTAACTTGTGTTGGGCGGCTGTTAACGCTGTGAAGGATGCTGCGCTGCGTGGCGATAGTGTGGGTGATGGTCAGGTTATTGTCTGGTCTAAGCTGGTTATGGAGCCTTTGCGTCGGTCTGACTGGCAGGACGCTAGTGGTCCCGTTCAGTATCAGGATTTGCCTCAGTTCGTTGAACGCTATGAAGCGTGGATGCGAGTACGGGTTATTCATCGTAAGTAATATATTTGTTTGGAGTGTGATAGTTTATGGCAGTTAATGGTGCTTTGATTGATGATAAGGTGATGTCACGTGAGGTTTTCGACGTGTACGTTGCTGACGCGAATACGGCGTTGCCGAAGGTCGCTGACCTTGTTGCCGCGTCTAAGAAGACTGCGGCTTTGACGGCTTGGAAGCCTATCGGCCACATGTCTAGTGAGACTGGCCTTAAGATTGCGAAGACTGGTGGAGAGCTTTCTACTAAGTCTACGTTGCAGGTTGAGAAGTTCCGCGTGAAGTCCACGTCGATTGAATGGAGCGCGGAAGGTGCGCTGGTTCAGTTCGATGAGGATTCGATTAAACGATTCTTTGGTATTAACGCGACTGTGGATGCTAATGGGTATATTAACGCTCCTACGGCTCCTAAGCCTGAAGAACTGGCCCTGTTGATGATTGCCCGCGATGCTGACATGGCGCTGGTTATGGGTGGTCGTAAGGTTGCTGTTGTTGGTAATGGTGATTTTACTCCTACTAACAAGGATGGGTTCATTGAGATGCCTTTGAAGTTTACGTTCTTGCAGGATAGTGAGGGTAATTCGTTTAAGATGTCTGCTGCTACTAAGGTTACGGCTTGACATTGTTTCCGGCGTGGGGTATGTTTGCTAGTGTTGCAGGCGTGCCCCGCGCTGGGGCGTTGTTTGTACACGTTTGTTGTTTCTAGGAAAGGGAGGCATGTTTATGTCGATTGAAATTAACGTTGAAGATTTGCAGGAACTCGTAGAAGAGAATAGCCCGTCGCTTATTGTGGGTGGCGTGCGTTTGCGTAATATCGCGTTGCTTGATGCTGACGAGTTTGATCGTTATGAGAAGCTGCTGCGTATCGGCAAGTATGAGGATAATTCAGAGCGCGGCTTTAACATGGGTGAGCTTCTTGAGCGTTATACTGAGTTGTTTATTCTTCTTGCGGGCGGGGATACGCCGAAGGTTCGTAAGGTTCTGGAGTCTGTTACTAAGGTTCCGGGCGGCTTGGTGACGTTGATCGCTAAGTATTTTAAGGTTACTCAGGTGGGGGAAGCCTAGCCCTTAAAAAGACTCTTGACGGCTGTTTGTGGGAAGTGTGCGCTGACATGTTAGAGCATTATAATATTGATATTGTTAAGACTCTGACTGTCGGCGACTACCCGCCGCCTGCCATGCTTGTCAAGCTTATTGATGAGCTGCCTGTTGGATCGCGTTACGTTGCTAAGAAGCTGGGTGACAATAGGTTCTTGGGTAGGACTAGGGATACCGTGGTCTTGGAGGATACGTATGATTTGATTCAGGCGTTGATGAAGGGGCTTGCCGGTGGGAAGGTTCCTATTGAGCCGTATCCGCGTCCGAAGGCTAAGACTGCTGAGGATGTGCGGCGAGAGTCTGAGGGCTTGTCTTTGCGCGAGTTGGTCTCATGGGGCGAGTCTTTGGGGCTTGTTGAGTGGGAAGAAGTTGAATTTGACGACGAGTAGTTGTCATTATGTTTTGGGGAAGGTTGCCGGTGTGGTGGCCTTCCCCTTTTTTTGTTGCGTGGGGTGGTGAGGGTTAGTGCCTGATGTTATTGATATTGGTGGAGAGAGCGTTCCTGAGATTGCGTGGCTTGCGGTTAAGATTCTTCCGGCTACGGCTGAGATGTGGCATGAGACGCGCCGTCAGGTTAAACTGTTGGAGAAGTCGCTTGATCCTATAAATGTTGAGGTTGAGCTTGAGGAGGAGCGGGCCGCGCAACGTGCTACCGAGTTGCATCGTGAGATTGAGCGCCGTTTGCGTCCTGTCACTCAAGAGGTGCGCTTGGAGTTGGATCAGCAGAATGTGGCTAAGAGTCTGGCTGAGTTGGAGCGTGAGAAGATTCAGGTTGAGGCTGAGCGCGCTGGCCGGTTGAAGCATTCTTTCAGTGATTTGGATAAGAGTCTTGATGTGTTGCGTCGTAAGCATCGTGCTATTTTTGAGGGTAAGGCTTTTGAGGCTCATCCGATTGCGTCTAAGAGTGGTAACTTTTTCCCTTGGGAGCATGAGCTGCCCCGGTTCTTGAAGGCTTTGGAGAGTAAGAAGGCTCAGATTCAGATTTACCCGGCTGATGATTGGAAGAGTCAGATTCGTGGTGAGTTGGACGGCTTCTTTAAGAAGGAGTATCGTGGGCAGGTTGAGTTTGAGGTTGCTGGGTCTTCTGTTGATAAGCTTCTTGAGGCTGATGGTCGGATTCGTGAGGAGTTTGGTCGCCGTCAGAATTGGAAGTATGTTGTTGATCTTGATAGTGAGGTTAAGTCTGGCCGTTTGGATTCTGTGTTGGATGGGATTCGTCGCCGTATTCGTGAGAAGGCTTTCGGTGCTCATGATAATTTCGAGTTTGAGATTAAGCCTAATATGGATCGTGGGGATTTGCGTAGGATTGGCCGCGAGTTGCGTCACTTTAAGCACCAGTGGGATAAGACTGAGTTAGAGTTTAAGTTGGGGTTGGATCATTCTGCCCGGTATATTACTGGTGCGCGTCTTGCGTTGTTGGCTCGTGACCGTTGGGTGTCGTTTAAGCCTATTGTTGATAGTAAGGCTTTTATTGCTGCTAAGACTGCGTTGGATGCTTTGAGTGGTTTCCGTCTTGCAAGGGATTTGACTCAGAACTTGTGGGATATGGTTAAGAATATGGATAAGGCTGTGCCGCTTATTGGTCTTATGGCTTCTGGTTTGGCTGTGGCCGCGTCTGCTGCGTCCGTTTTGGCTATGCACACGTTGACGGTTGGTGCTGGGATTGCCCGGGCGGCTGAGGCTGTGGGGCTTATGGTTCCGGGTATGGCTGTTGCGGCTGGTATTTTAGCGGCGTCGTTTGTTGTTCCGTTGAAGAACATCTCAGATCATATTACGCACCTTAAGGACGATTTTAAGGGCTTGTCTAAGGAGATGGGTTCTTCGTTTTGGGGTGAGGCTAAGGGGCGTTTTGAGGAGGCTTACGCTGGCCTGTTCCCGCGTTTGCGTGATGGTTTGAAGCGCACGTCTCAGGCTGCTGGTGAGCATTTCGCGTCGGTGTTGGTGTCGTTGGAGAAGATTGTTGGCCCTGCTATGGAACGCCAGTTTGAGCATACTGGCCGCGCTATGGAGGAGCTTGCTAAGCATAGTGATGGTTTCGCTAAGGTTCTTCGCGTCTTGGGTGATGTTGGTACTAACGCTTTTGAGGATTTGTTGGGCTGGCTTGGCCGGGCTACTGACAGGTGGGCTGATTGGCTTACTGAGGCTGAGCGTACTGGTAAGCTTCAGGAGATTCTTGATAATGGTATGCGAGAGTTTCAGGCGTTGGGTAAGGTTTTGTATCAGACTGGCCGCTTGTTCTCTGGTTTGACGGCTGTTGCTCGTGAGGCCGGGGGCGCTACGGTTGATGCTTTGGCTGGCGGTTTGAAGCACGCTGCTGATATTGTTCGCACTCAGGGGTTTATTGCCGGGTTTAAGAATGTTCTTGATGGTGCTCGTCTGGCTTGGGGTAAGTTTAAGACATCAGTTGGTGGCGAGTGGAACGCTTTCTGGCGTAACACTAGCGAGACTTTCAAGGTGGCTGCTGGTGATATGGGTGCTGCTGCCGGGGGTTTGACTGGCGGCTTGTTTAAGGCTTTGTCGTCTACGGCGTTCCAGACTGGTTTGAGGCAGTTCTTCGCTGATCTTGCTGTTGGCGTGCGTAGTTTGGATAAGGTGTGGCCGCGTCTGGGTGACGGCTTGGGTTCGTTGTTGCGTGTGGCGGGTTCGTTTGCTCGCGGCTTCGGGCCGGTTATTGCTTCTACGCTTGGGGCGTTGTCTACGGCTGTTGTGAAGTTGGAGCCGTTGTTGTCTAGGGTGTCTTTGTCTTTGGGTAAGCGTATGGCTGATTCTATTGAGAAGGTTGCCCCCCTGTTGACTCGTCTTGCTGAGGCCGGGCTTCGCGTGGTTGAGGCGTTTACGAAGATTCCTTTGGCTGCTGAGCTTATGGTTGGCGGGTTCCTTGCGTTTAAGGGCTGGAAGGCTGTTAGCGGGCCTGTTACCGCGCTTCTGGGCTTGGTTGATAAGGCTGGCGTGCGCTTGGGTGATTTTGCTCGTTGGGCTTCTCTCACTGGCGATAGCATGTCTAAGATGGGTGGCGCTGCTGGTTTGGCTGGTAAGGGCTTGTCTAAGGTGGGTGGCGGTTTGACTGCGCTCGCGGGCTTGGCTACTCCGATTACGGTCGCACTGGGCGCGGTGACTGCCGCGTTTGTCTTGCTGGAGCGCGATAGCCAGAAGTTTGGCGAGAATGTGGGTAAGCAGACTGAGCGTATTGCGAACACTCTGAGTCAGGCTCAGGAGAAGGTTCATGTTGCTGCTTATAACATGTCTACTGATTTCCGTAAGATTCAGGAAGAGGCTACTAAGCTGTCTACTGCCCCGATGTATCAGGGCGGCGGCTTCTGGGACTTGACTAACCTAGCATCACTGCCTACAGCAATGAAGGGTAAGATTAACTCTGTTCAAGCATCCTTGGAGCAGTACTCTAAGAACGGTGGTAGCCAGTCTGGTATTTTCGGTTGGATTGATAAGCATGGTAGTGCTGCTTCTGCTGAGGTTTCTCACCTTGCGGATAAGACTCGCGACTTTGCTAACAGTCTGAATGAGCTTGCTCAGAAGGATGGGCCTGCTGCTATCAAGAATATGAAGGCTTTGGCTGATTCTTGGCGTGCTGCTGGCGTTCCGGCTAACGACATTCGTGCCGCGTTGTCTCGCATGTTGCAGGACAGTCCCGCGTTGCGTAGCGAGTTGGAGTTGTATGCCGCTCAGATGGGTAAGTCTACTGACCAAGCGTCCTTGTTGAACATTGCAATGGCTGGCACGGCTAGTATTGCTCGCGATAACGTGGATGCTTTGGAAGCGCGTAACCGTACTCTGGGTGCGTTGAACGGCTTGTTGGATAAGTCTGCGTCTCGTTGGGGGTTGACGTTTAGTCAGGCTACTCAGGGCGTTGACGTTCTTGCTAAGACTAGTGATGCTTTCTCTAATGTGGGTAAGGCTTCTCGTGATGCTTCTGGTGAGGCTGTTAAGAGTGTTGACGATTACTTGGAGAAGTTGCGGGAGCAGCAGAAGGCTCAGGCTGACTTCGCTAACAACCTACATACTCTTATGAAGGCTGGTTTTGATACTAAGGCTATTGAGACGTTGCAGCATACTGAGTTTGGTGCTGATTATGCTAAGCAGCTTGCTGACAAGTACCGTGAGGGCGGCGAAAAGTCTCTGGATGAGTTGAAGAAGGCTAATGATACTTTGGCTGCTGAGGCTCAGTCTGGTATGGATCGTTTGAAGGCGATTAACGCTCAGGGCGCGTCTGGGACACGGGACGAGATTCAGCGTAACTTTGAGGGGCTGCGCGGCTCCCTGTCTAACGTTCTTTCTCAGGAGGGCGTGGACGCTTCTGAGGTGTTGAAGGCTACCACGTCGGATCAGTTGCAGTCTGCTTTGTCTGATCTTGGTATCACGATGCGAGACGAGGGCGGGAAGATTATGCTCCAGTTCCGTGACGGGGCGTTGTATTCCATCCCGGATGCTGTCGATCCTTTGACTGGTAACATTATCGGCCAGTGGCAGAAGGAGGACAATACTCGTGTTGGGGCTTTCCAGAGTGCTGGTTCTGGGTCGGCTATCGGGTTTGCTAATGGCGTGTCTAGCGGTATGGATGCTGTTCGTAACGCGGCTGGTATTGTGACTGGACAGGGCGTTAACGGCCTACAGGCCGGTAAGCCTAAGTGGAATGATGCTGGTGTTGCGTCGATTAACAGTTTCATTGCTGGTACGGATCGTAGTCATGACGTGTATATGGCTGGTCAGTCTGCTGCTAATAGTGGTGTGGCTGGTTTGAATAGCGTGTCCACGTATGGCGCTGGTACTTCGTTCGCGTCTGGTTTCTCTGATGGTATTTATGGCAATCAGGGGAAGGTTACTTCCGCTGCTCAGAATGTCGCTAACGCGGCGCTGTCGATCATGCAACACGTTTTGGATATTAACTCGCCTTCTAAGAGGACTCGCCGTTTCGGTTATTCGTTCTCTGAGGGTTTCGCTCAGGGTATTGAGCGTGAGGGTAAGCAGGCTGTTATGGCTGCTGAGAATATCGCTCAGGATTCTGTGGAAGCGTTGGAGGCTAAGGCCGCTAATGTGCGCGCGTTCCGTGGTGTTAACGCTGAGTTTAAGGAGAATCTGACTGTTCAGGCTAAGATTGATCCTTCGTCTTTGAATGGGGCGAAGATCAATTTGACTGTTGATGGTGAGAGTTTCCCGGCTTACGTGTCTGATGTGGCTGATAGTCGCGTTGAGGCTGGCTTTGAGGCCGTCTACGGCTAACATGCCTTGTGCTAGGCGCATGTCTACTTGTGGTATGCTTGTGGATGTGCGCCTAGCATAGTGCCCTTGTGTTGTTTTAGTAGTGGAAGGGAGAGTGAGTTTATGGCTGTGTTGTCTGGTTGGGTTAATAGTGTGACCGGCCTGCCTTGTTTCAAGGTTGAGGGGCGCGGTAAGCTGGAGACGGCTGGTGGCCGTGTCGTGTTTGAGAACAATAATGGTGGCGTGGCTTACGTGTCTGATATTTTTGCGCCGCCCGGCGTAGCTGTAACATATAAGTTTGCTGGCAAGCAGGTGGCGTTGACTCGCACAGTTAAGTGCCGTGAGGGTGGCGCGTTGTTTACTAGTGTTGATGGCGTTCAGGTTGCCGTGGACTTCTATGAAGGCCCCACGGACGATTGGACTAGCGATACCGGGGTGAGCGAGTTCTCTAATGGCGTGGTCCGATTTGGTACTGCCCGCCGCGAGGGGAGTTGCCGCGTGTGGCTGGAATCGTCTCCTGAATTGATTAAGTCTTTCATGCAAGTGTTGGAGTCTCGCGGCTTGGTGAGTGTTGCGTTGGATCGTCCCGCGCTTGGCGTGCCTCAGGTTCGTTGCGTGCTTATCAGTAAGGTGAGTGTGTCTCGTGTTGATACTCAGGGCGTTCACAGGGTGGATATTGAGTGGGTTGAGAAGCCTTTCCCCGTGTTGCAGTTGTCTGCGTTTTCCGGGGGTTTTGCTGGCGGGGCTGCTACGTGGAATGAGGCTACGCGGCTTGGTTACAAGTGGACTGCTGGCTGGTCGTATGAGACTTTGGTGAACAGGTTGGGTGGTGCGTTGTGAGAGCGCCTGCGAATGTTGATAGTCGCGTGTTTGCGACACCGGGAAGGGTTTCTGCGCGTGTTGATAGCGCTCGCGGTCCTCACGTACTGGCAACGGGTTTGAGCCCGTTAAAAGCCCGTCTGGACGTGTCTACGGGCGTGTCGCGGTCAGAGACGCTGACCTTACAGTTCGATAGTACGCTTATCCCCGTGGATGAGTGGAGTCCTCTTGCGGCTATGGGCCAGACTTTGCACGTGCTGGTTGACGTTGACTTGTCGGATGGCACTAGGTTTACTGTGGACAGGGGTTGGTTTCTTATTCAGGAGGTGTCGCCTACTCGTGAGGGTGGTGTGAATGTTACGTGTAAGGGTTTGATGCAGCGTTTGGCGGATGATCCTTTCCCGTTCCCGTCTAGCCCCCCTGCTGGTTCTACTTTGCGTACTGAGTTGGAGCGGTTGTGTTACCCGTATTTGAGTGTTGTGTTGGATGGTGTGTCTGACCGGGGTTTGCCGGGTGGCCTTGCTTGGGGGCGGTCTCGTACTGATGCGGTAGAGTCCTTGTTGTCGTCTTATGGTCTTGTTGGTAGGGTTATGGAGGATGGCGCGTTGCATGTTGTGCGGCCTGATTCTTCCCGCGTCGATGCTCGTTATACGGACGGCAGTCTCGTGTTGGAAGCTAACGCGAAATGGACTCACACGCACCCTAATCACTGGCTGGCCGTGGGTAGTAAGACTGAGAGTGTTAAGACTGATGATAAGCATACTAGTAGTGTTAAGCATGATTGGTGGAGTGAGGCTTGGGCTGACGGCGCGTTCGACAAATCCCTATACGGGGTCGTGACTGAGGTCGTGGAAGCTAAGGCCGCTGATGGACAGTATGACGTTGACAGGGCTGCTGGCCTTGCCGTCCGGCGTTTTTCTCCTAGTGGCGTGAAATCTTTTACTATGGTTCCTGATTATCGTATTGACATTGGGGACGTGGTTAGTGTAGACTCTGATCTTGGCAATGTTATTGGTAGCGTGTCGGGCTACAGTATGCCTTTGGATGGTAGCGTGGAGACGATGCGTATTGATATTGAGGGGGTCATATAGTGGCTATTCCTGTTTTGGATTTTAAGAAGTTCCGTGACAGTCAGGTTCGCGCGTTGCGTACTGGCATGGGCGGCGGCGTTGTTCCCGGCATTTTCAAGGGGCCTGATCCTAACGCTGACGGGCGCGCGCTTGTGGAGATTGGCACAGAGGGGAACATTGTGAGCGTCCCCCACGGTGGTGGCGTGTTTCCTGTTGGGGGCGAGGTTCTTGTTCAAGTGAATGATGATCTTGTTCCTACTGGCCTGCTTGCCGGGGGCACTGCAGCTGGTGGTGAGACTGTTGCTTTGGGCGCTACTGGTGAGGCTATTGAAGCTCAGTCTGGGAAGCTGGACGAGTCCCTGAAGGATATGTCTAAGCGCGTGAAGGCTGCTGCTGAGGGGCCTGTTGATACTGGCCGGTTGAAGGCTGGTGAGGTTTTGATTAAGGGAGATTTGATCGCTGGTAACACTGTGGGGGCGCGTCATATTGTTGCTAGTGAGGAATTGGAGGCTAAATTGGCTACTTTCCGTAAGATTACTACTGATGAAATTGTTGCGGGCAACGCAAAGATTGGCGGAGCGTTGCTTGCTGATACGATTGAGGGTAAGACTTTGAAGGGTGCGACGATTGACGGCGGCGAGATTCATCTAACGCCTAACAACCCGGGCGACATTGGCTTGCATGTTGAGACATCCAAGGAAGGTCGGCTGCCTCAGATTGCGTTCCGTCACGGTTCTCAGTCTAAGACTACCGACGAGAGCCGCTGGCCTATGCGACTGTACGTGTTCCCTGAGTGGGGCGCTGAGAAGGTTGGTTATACTACTCGCTTCCATTTGGGCGGCTGGAAGGTTGTTAATCAGGAGACTGGCGCTCAGGAGCCGTCGCATGGGCGCTATGATCAAGTGACGTTTGATCCTGATGCTTTGCGTTACGTGTGGCGTTATGGTGAGGATGCGAGTAAGAATAATTCTTATGCTGTGCGGTGGCGTGAGCTTATCGAGTCTGTTGACGAGCTGCAAGCGTTGAAGAAAACTGTTGCAGGGCTTACGGTTAAGGAAGAGAAGCGCGGCTTCGGAGACCTAGACCGAGACTGGAAGCGAGAGCCACGCGAGTTCGAGCTGGTCAAGACTGGTCAGATCGTTGACCTGTTTGGCGGCGAATGGGTACGACAGAATAGCGAGTGGAATTATACTGGGAATACTTGGTATCAGTGGGGCATTATTCCTGAAGGGTATCGCCCTAAGCAGTGGGTGCATTTCACTGTTGTTATTACGGAAGATAATTTCCCGCACTTCGCTCAGGGCCAGATTCGCCCGGACGGAACGTTCGCGTTGAAGCTAGACAAGGGTATTCGCGTGAAGCCGAATGTTTCTCGTATTATGATTCCGCCTGTTCGCTGGCACCTGTGACCTTAGAGGGGGTTTGTTTTGGGAAGTAAAACTCTAAGAGGCATGGTGCTGCCAGACGGTACAGATGACCTTCTGGGATCGTTCCGTAGGGCGTTTGAGACAGCCGGGACGGTGACGCGGGCTTCTAGCGTGAGTCAAGCTCGTGAGATTCTGACTCAGGCTCAGGACGCTGGCATGGGGGCGACAACCGCTCAACCGTGGTACTTCAGCATCGAACACTTGCTATACATTGCGGATGGTTCTAAGTCTGGTGATGGCCGGTGGGTGCTGCGACCTGTGAACGAAGTTGAAACCAGCGTCTCAGTGTTCGGTCTAACGAATGAGATTCACGTGTCTAATGGCGAGTATCGTTGGATTGGTTCTGGTAGTCTCCCCGCAAGGCCGTATCGTCGCCTTGTGTATGCGACGGTGATTGGCTGGGGGCGCGTGGTTGGTGACGTTAACCTTGTGTTGCGTATCGGCGGCGAGGGTGGCCCTAAGTCGTCCTCAGCGTGGGACCATGAGGATAGTCAGTCTCAGTCTGTGACGTGTTTCGGCTATGTTGATGCTAATGTTACGCCGAAGATTGAGGCGCTTGTGCAGGGCTATAGGGCGCGTGATACTCAGTCTAATGGTGGTACTGTTCAGTTTGTTCAGTCTAGTGAGTTGAATCGTATTATGGTTCAGGCTTTCCCGGCTACAGAACAATAGTTCTAGCGGGGTTTTTGTGGGGTGTGGCGGGCTGGCCCTGTTTAGGGTTGGCCCGCTGTGCCGTGTCCTTTGTAAGAAGAAGATGAATGGAGAAAATGGTATGGCAGATTTGCAAAAGTTTATTGACCGCGTTCGCTGGCTGTGCGCGTATGGCAACCTTGGTTACGATCAGTGGAATCGTTGGGATGTTCGTGAGGGCGGAGAAGCTGACTGTTCTAGCCTGATTATTGCAGTGTTGCGTGAGTGCGGTTTTGACACTGGCGGCGCTACTTACACGGGTAACATGGCTTCTGAGCTGTGTAAGCATGGCTGGCGACAGTTGCCTAATAACGGGTACCCTCAGCCGGGCGATATTCTCTTGAACCACCGTAATCACGTGGCTTTGCTGGTTGATTGGGGTGTCTTGGCTCAAGCGTCGATTGATGAGAATGGGGATATCGCTGGGGGCGAGTCTGGGGATCAGACTGACCGTGAGACTGTTGTGAAGCCTTATTATGATTACCCGTGGGATTGTTACCTTCGTTATGAAGGCGCAACGTCTCATGAGGGCGGTTACACTGATTGCCGCGCTGTTCAGGCCGCTGTTCGTGCGGATGTTGATAACGTGTGGGGGCCTGACACTGAGAAGCGTGTTGACGCTGTTCGTAAGGCTTCTAACTGGGGTGGTGTCCAGTTCCCGTATGGTGTTGAGTTCACTCAGTCTGTCGTGGGCACGGATGTGGACGGTATCTGGGGTGATAATAGCATGTCGGCTCACGATAATTGCGTCCAGCTCATTCAGGAAGCTGTGGGCGCTAACGTGGATGGTATTTGGGGGCCTGAGACTGAGCGTCTTGTCCGTGCGGTGGAGGCTGGCGCTGAGAAGCCGTGACCTGCCCCACTGTCTTTACTGTTTGTTTAACAATATTTTAGGAGGGGTTGCTTAATGTTGGGTTATCACATTGATCCTTTTGTCGTATCTATCCTTGTAGGCGTAATCTGGCCCGTGGTCCAGCATGTTGCTCAGCGCGCGTCATGGACGAGCAAGACTAAGCGCTTTATCGCCTTGGGGTTTGCTGTCGTAGCGTCCGTGCTGGTCTGGTTTGCCGGGGCTTATCCTGCGTCTTGGGAGTTGTTTACTGCTCAGTTCCTTGTGGTGTTTGGTGCTGGTCAGGCTGTGTATGCGGTGTTGAAGGCTGCTGGCGTGTTGGATTGGGCTAAGGCTGACCAGTCTGATGTTGCTACGGTTGACGGCGTGTTTGACTATGTGGCTAAGCACGCGCCTACGGCGACTAAGACTGGCGGGGAGTGATATCGTAGGATGTTTCTTCACGTTCCCCTTAGTATTTTGATGGTTCAGTCCCTTTCAGCTTGGCTAGGGGACGCGAGGTTGTATGATTCTTTGTTTGCTTTCATGATTGCGGGTTTCACTTATTTCAGCGCGCGTATCAACAAGAAGGTTGAGCGTATTGGGGAACACGTTGAACAGACTCGCGAACAGGTGACGAATAATCATACTGTTAATTTCCGTGAAGAGATGACGGAAATGAATGAGAGTTTGAAGGCTAGTATTGAGGAGATTCGCCGCGAGTCGGCTAAGCGTGACGCTTTAGCTGACGAGCGCGCGAACTACTTGATGGGGCAGATGAATGAGATTAATCGTCGTCTGACTAGTTTCATTTACGACGAGTCGGACAATCGTCGTAAAGAGAAGCGCTAGGGCTTCGGGCTTGTTTCCCGCGTGGCGCGGTGCCTTGTTTGCGTATAGTATTGTTTTGTGGTATTATGTGCGTGTTGGTGCCGCGTCATGCGGGACTCTACTTGTATTAAGTAAGGAAAGGAAGGTGGGGTTTTTGGGGTTTAGTGAGAGTTTTAAGAAATGTCAGGAACAGCCTCAGAATAGGCCGTGCCGGGTTGAAGTGATCAGGCGTGGTTTTGATGGTGCTGATCGCGTGCAGTTTGAGAAGATTCTAGCTGATCCTACTGTGCCGCATAGCCTGATTGTGCGGGCGCTCGCGGTTGAGGGTATTAAGGTTTCTGCTAGTACTGTCGGGCTACATCGAAGGGGGGCATGTTCCTGTGGGATTCAGTGAAACTTGGAATAAGATTGGCGGGCAGGTTGAGTCCAGCCATGATTTGAAGATTTTGACTATTGATATTGAGTGTTCCCCTAGCGTTGCTCACGTGTGGGGCTTATGGGATCAGAACGTTGCTATCAACCAGATTGTGGAAGATGGTAAGATGATTTGTTTTGCTGCTAAGTGGTATGGTGATGAGCAAACGCTGTTCTATAGTGTTAACGGTAAGGGCGGGCATGAGGCTATGGTTCGTGCCGCTTGGGAGCTGTTGAACAAGGCTGATATTATTGTCACGTATAATGGCATTAACTATGACGTGAAGCACTTGAACAGGGAGTTTGTCATGCTTGGCCTGCCACCTGTGGAGCGCTTCAAGCATGTTGATTTGTTGCGCGTGGTTAAGAAGCATTTTAAGTTCCCGTCTAACAAGCTGGATTACGTGTCTCAGCGCCTTGGTATCGGCCATAAGGTTGTCCATGAAGGGCACGGCCTGTGGGTTGCCTGTATGGAGGGCGACATGGAAGCATGGCAGCGCATGGAGACTTATAACCGTGGCGACGTGACGTTAACCGAGAAGCTGTATGACAGGTTGCGCCCGTGGTGTGGCGTAGGCATGGGCGTGTCTTTGGCCGTGTATGATGGTGACGTGTTGTCTTGCCCGGCTTGTGGTAGCACTGAGCGTGTGGAGACTGAGCCTGTTGTTGTGGGCGTGTCTCGCTTCCGTGGCTACCGTTGTACGGCGTGTGGCTGCGTGTATAGGTCTAGGACTCGCGTGGGTGACGTGAGTGCGGCGCGTCCCGTATCCTAACGGGATGTTTTTGGGGTGGTATGATTTCCCTTCGGGGAGGTTGTGCCACCCCTCTCTTTTTGTATCTACGTGTTGACATTGCGCTCGCGGGCTAGTACACTGAGTGTTGTTAGGTTTTGTTATCGTCTTTTAGGAGGCTATCGTGACCGAAAAGAATGAGAATGTTAAAGACATTGCCGCGTTGTCGTATAGCGCTGTGAGCGCGTATAGCGAGTGTGGTAAGCGTTGGGAGTTGTCTCGCTTGTTTGGGTTGGATAAGTCTACTTGGTGGGTGACTCTCATGGGTACGGCTGTCCATTATGTGACTGAGCAGCATGATTTGAAGCGTTGTGGTCTCCCGTTTGAGGACGTGTCGTTCCAAGAAGCGTTCGACCGGGAGGTGGCTAAGGCTGAGCGTTTCAACATGGAGATTAAAGCGTCTGGCCGCGTGTTGAAAACGTTGGGTAAGGGCGGTGGCCCTAACAAGAAGGACCGGGAGTGGTGTGAGCATTTCGGGCCTCTCATGGTTGAGGCTTGGGATAAGTGGCTTGACGAGCGCTCGCTTGAAGTGTTTGTTGATGCTAATGGTGCGCCGGGTATCGAAGTTAAGCTGACTGGCAACCTTGGTGGGGCTAACACTGTTGCCTACGTGGACCGCGTGCTGGTGGACAGTCTTGGTAACATTTGTATTGTTGACTTGAAAACTGGTAATGTTCCTTCTAGTGTGGGCCAGTTGGACGTGTACGCTGCTTTGCTGGGGCAGTGTGGTTTTACTGTTGACCGTGCCGGTTTTTGGTCTGCTGCTGATGGTGACATTAAGGCGTGGCATGATTACCGTGATCGTGTTCCTGCCCTGTTGGTGGGGGATTGGTTTGGTCAGGCTATGCGCGGCATGGAGGCTGGAGTGTTTGTCCCTAACCCGGGTTCTGGTTTTTGTGCTAGTTGCCCTGTGCGGGAGTATTGTGCTACTGTTGGGGGTAAGCGTGCTGGTGAGCTTGGCCCGGTTCCTACGGTTAGGGTTGCGCGGGCCATGTCTGGTACGCTACTATAAGACTTGACATCGTTCGTTAAACGTTCTTGGAAAGGAGAAAAGCGTGGCTGGAAAGAAAACTGAAACACAATCCCCGTGGAACGGGGAGGACAGTCCCGTTACTGTGACGCTAAAGGCTGGTAAGGGGTATGATGATCCTTGGATCGTCGTCAAAGGCACTGTCCATGAAGTTCATGAGCGCCTGTTGGAGCTTATGGGTTGGGATGCTAGTAAGGTTGATGAGTTGCCTCTCGCATCTACCGTGTTGGCCGCGTCTGACACGTGGCACGCACAAAACAACGTGTCTAGCGGGCTAGGAGGCCGGTTCCTGTCAGAGTCTACGGGTGAGCCTGTGGATTACGGTAGTCGCGTGGAGGACGTTCAGGCTGAGGCCGGTGTTCCTGCTGAGATTATTGGTAATGATGCTGCTATTACAGTGTGGCAGGCTATGGAGTCTGCTACTACTGAGGAGCAGATGAAGCAGTTGTGGAAGGATCGTCGTTTGACGTTCCAGAATACGCCTGAGCTTGTCCCGTTGTGGCAGGAGCGTGCTAAGGCTATTAAGGAGTCTGGTAAGCCTACTGGCTTGTTTGGCAACTAACTGTTGACACGCTATAGGAAGCGTGTTACAATGATTATTGTTGGGGTTGGAAAGGTTTTTTACCCCTCACACTTAGAAAGGTTGTGTGATATTTATGTCTCGTATTTCGATTAGCGAAGCTGCTCCTGCTGGTGGTTTCTTCTCTCTGTCCAAGTATGGTAACAGTGAGGCCCTGATCTTTGTTCCCCGCGTATGGAAGGGGCCTGTGTCTTCCCGGTGGGGTGAGCGTGATGCGATTGAGGGTGACTTCTTCGTGTTCCCTGACACTGCAAGCATGGTGTCTGGCAGTCCCGAAGAGCTGCTGAATGTTACTTGTACAGATACGGCGATTACTCGTATTGCTCGCGATTATATGGGTAAGGTTATTGGCCCGTTCCGCGCTGAGAAGATTACGACAAAGAATGGTAATCCCGCGTGGGTGCTTCACGAGTTGCCTGAGGGTAATAAGGGCGTGAAGGAGTGTACTGAGCTGGCTGATACGCTGGCTTCGGCTATGGATACGGCTGAGGATGATATGCCTGCCTACTAGCCTGTAACCGCTTTTTGTCTTTGTGTCTTTGGACTTCTCTGCCGTGCTCCCACAATCATACTGCTGCTACCGTGTGGTTGTGGGAGCCTATACGGTAAGGATATTGTAAGGAGGAAGGGTTATGGCTGGTAACGCTTTCAGGGGCCTGTTGGCTCGTAAGAATCTCGCTCGCGACCTTCCGCACATCCCCGGTTTTGACGACGTGTACGGGTTGGGTTGCAGGTTCCATTACGGTCAGGAGATTATGATTGCTGGCCGTAGCGGTAGCCAGAAGAGTGGCCTTGCACTGTATATGGTGTCTAAGTGGAATCTTCCCACATTGTATTTTAGTGCTGATATGAGTGCGTCTACGGCGGCTAGTCGCGTCGCGTCTATCATGACGGGTAAGAACACTCGTGAGATTGACGCTTTGATGGAAACGCATGAAGGCGCTGACTTCCTACTGTCTGCCTTGTCTCGTAACAACATTACGTTCTGTCATGGTAATCCGATTACTTGGCATATTGTGGAAGATCAGGTTAATAATTTCGTGACTTGCTTTAACGAGTATCCTAAGGTTGTTGTGTTTGATAATCTTATGGATTTTAGTGGGAGCGAGTCTGACTATCAAGCTCAAATGGCTGTGATGAATGATATTACGTCGTTCACTCGCCAGATTGGGTGTGTGAGTATTGTGTTGCATCATGCTACGGATAAGAGTAGTGCGGCTGTGAGTGATCCTAGTCGCCCGCCTGCTCGTAGTGAGATTAAGAACGGGGTGGCTGAGAAGCCTGAGCTTGTGTTGACTGTTGGTTTGAAGCCGCCTGCTTATGAGGGTATGCGTGGTGAGATGCGCGTGGCTGTGGTTAAACAGCGTGAGGGGACGTGCGATCCTAGTGCTCAGCGGTTTGCTGTGTTGTCGTGTGATCCGTCTCGTACTTGGTTTGGCGGGTTTGACGCTCGCAACAACGGTTAGGGGGTGTTAAAATGTTGCAAGCACTTTTAACGATCTTTGTAGGCGCCCTGATTGTTGGTGGCCTAATGTTTTCGGTGATGCTCCTTATGGAGCCTTGTCGTGTTCTTAGTGAGATTCTTGCTGACTGGCTGAGCGAGAAGTTCTCGCAGAATAAGTAATCAAATTCTACATTTTGGAGGTTAATGTTATGACTATTGGAACGTTTTTTGTGGCAGGATTCTTTGTGACGCTTGGAGGCTTGTCTGCTTGGGGTGCTGTGCAGGTTGCGGGTATTCTTCTGGGCGCGCTTGGTGACGTTATCGGAAAGCATGTTTCGTGATGAGCGAAGAAGAATCTAAGGCGCTTGGCTTGGGACGATAGTGTTAGAGGGGAGAGGGTTATTTTTATGAATGGTATTGTTGGATTGGTCGCGTTCTGCGTGCTGTGTGCGTGTTTTGCCGCTGCTTGTGTGGCGGTGTGCATGTGGGCGCGCGGTGTTGACGCGAAGTTAGACTTGTTGGATTGGCGGTCGTCGCGTGCACGTAGGCGCATTGAAGAAGTGGACGATCTTGCGTGGCGGGCGCTGGCCGTGGTGCGCGGCCTAGAAAAGCGCGTCAAGGAACTAGAAGCTGAGGTCGCTGACCATCGAGCATTCCTTAATTTCATTGAGGATTATACGATTGAGGCAGATGCGACAGGCATCCAAGAGGTGCCGTCTGGTTGCGACTGCTGCAACCCAGAACTAGACTAACAAGGGGTGATGCATGTGGCTAATCCTAACAAACGCAAAGGCACATCATGGGAAACAGACGTACGAAACTACCTACGCGGTAAGGGCTGTGACGTTGAAGCGCTCAGGCAGCTAGGCTCCTTGGATGAGGGCGACATGGTTGTTCGTAGCATGGACGGCGTGCGGTTCGTGATCGAAGCTAAGAACACAAAGCGGCTGGAAATCCCACGCTACCTGAATGAGGCTACGACAGAGTGCGCCTTGTATGCGTCTAATCGCGGTTTGGAGAATAGTGATGTGTTCCCTATTGCTGTGGTTAAGGCGCGCGGTAAGGGCGTTGAGGAAGGCTGGGTTGTTTTCCGGTTGGAGGATTTCGCTGAGTTGCTTAACCGGAAGTAGCATGGTACGCTAATGTTATTGCCGCCTGTGGCGGTAACATTTGGCGGCAAAACAAAGAGGGGCGGTGACACGCTATGTCAAACAATAAGACTGTGAAACATAAGGACTTGTTAGAGTTTTGTTTCAGGCATTATGGTTTTGAC